GTTGTCGCTGCTTCCTTGGGCTGTCACTATGTTGGCGCCCGCCTTCCGCATGTATGTCCTGCCGATCCTGCTACAATGGTTGCGGGTGTTCTTAAAAGGGTGGCTTATAGACCTCCTGCGGCCTCTCGTCAATTACGCCGTAAGTTTAGCAGGTTTGTAGCCAAATGGCTAAAGAAAAATCTTGTGCCTTTAAGGTTTGACACAGATTTGTCCATTGATGGGTGGTTGGAGAAAACCTTGTACCCTGAGTGGCGTAAGGAGGAACTCAGGAAGAAGTGGGCTGCTGTAGTGGATATATTTCAGAAAGATTCACAAGGCAGATATTTTTATTCATCCGTTAAGTCGTTCGTTAAGGACGAGTGTTATGAAGAAGAAAAACACGCAAGATTGATTAATTCAAGATGTGATGAATTTAAATGTGCCGTTGGACCCACTTTTAAAGCTATTGAGACAGAGCTTTTTAAATTACCTTACTTTATAAAGAAAATACCAATTAATGACAGACCGCAATACATCCAGGATAGAGTTTTTGTTCCTGGTCGTAAGTATTATGCCACAGACCATAGCCAGTTCGAAGCCCATTTCACTAAAGAGATGATGGAAGATTGTGAATTTCAGTTGTATGACTATATGACTTCTGAACTTCCGACCCATGATCATTTTATGAGGCTGGTCCGTGAATTTATTGCAGGTGAAAATTTGTGTCATTGCAAAAATATAAGGTATAAAGTTACCGCCACACGAATGTCTGGAGAAATGTGTACATCCCTGGGAAATGGATTCAGCAATTTAATGTTTACTTTGTTTATGGCTGAAGAAAATGGATGCACAGATATACGCATTGTGGTCGAAGGTGATGATGGGTTGTGTTCTATGGAGGGGAAAGTTCCGGGAATAGATGATTTTAAGCAATTAGGGTTGACGTTGAAAATGGAAGAACATGAAGATATTAATTCAGCATCATTTTGTGGTTTGATTTATGATGAGCTTGATATGAATAACGTCACAAACCCAATTCCAGTGCTTTTAGATTTTGGATGGTGTAAGGCCAAGTATGGTACGTGTAAACAGTCTATTAAGATGGGTCTGCTTCGTTGTAAGGCCTTATCTATGGCGTATCAATACCCAGGTTGCCCAATCATCAAGAATATGGCACATGCATTCTTAAGATTAACTCAAGGTTGTCGCATATATGAGGGCGATATGAATGAATATGAACGAAGTGAATTCAAGCAAATGCAAGATGAACTTGAGAAGAATGGCTTGCCAATTAAAGTCATCGGAATTAATACCCGTTTTTTAGTTGAACGTAAATTTGGAATTTCGATTGTAGATCAATTGTTAATAGAAAAATATTTTGATGAATTGGATGTTATAAAACCAATTCACCATCCTAGTATAGATTTTTATTGTACTCCTGTTTGGAGACGCACATATTGTAATTATGTAAGAATTATTTCACAGGGATCTTTCCATGATGACCCTGGTTTGTTTCCCAGTCTAGACATCCCTTATTTGGATGTCATTGCGCCCTCTGGGCTCAAAGGAAACAAATTGAGAAAATTGTGTGTTCCAAAATGAGTAATATCAAAAAACGTGGGGGCGCCCAACGCAAAAATAAAACTAAAAATAATAAAAACAAAAACAAAAATAAAAATAAAAATGTAAATATATCTAAACAAGAATATTCATCCACTGGTGAGCGAATAGGCAGTGGAATAGGCGGACTACTTGGCCGCGGTGCGCAAGAGGCATTCAAACTTGTGACAGGGTTTGGTGACTACCGAATTGAGAAAAATACAATAATGCGCAACGGACCACCTATAGTTCGAAACATGATTGGCACGAGAGGCCATTTAGTGAGACATCGTGAGTATATCACTGATGTCACAGCAAGTACTGGGTTTGTGTTGACTTCATATAACATAAATCCAGGTTTAATCACATCTTTCCCCTGGCTTTCAGGCATTGCGGAATCTTATGAAGAGTATATAATTCATGGTCTACTTTATGAATTTAAATCCACTTCATCAGATGCAGTTTTATCTACAGCTGCAAATTCTGCTCTTGGCACTGTTATTATGGCCACTGAGTACAATTCGTTGAGTCCATTATTCGTTGACAAACTTTCCATGGAAAATTATGAGTTTGCCACCAGTTGTAAACCTTCAGAGTGTATGGTACATCCCGTTGAATGTGCATACATACAGACACCATGTCATAATCTTTATGTGCGTGGTGGTACTGTCAACACTGGTGATCTTCGATTGTATGATCTAGGGGTCTTTCAAATTGCCACAGTTGGGCAACAAGTAGCGGGCGGCGTGCTGGGTGAACTCTGGGCAACTTATGAAATTGAGTTGATTAAACCTAAGATGTATAGGAATTTGGGTCTCAGTATCTTATCTGATCACTGGGTCCTGAAGTCAGTAACAAACGGCGCACCACTTGGAACTACAAGCACATCAACAGGTACTATAGGTACCACAATCACTACTGCTGGAACAGTTATTTCATTTCCAGTTAATGTGGTTGATGGTTATTTCTTAATAATCTATGGTGTACATGGTGTAGGGGCGGCAGTTACATCGCCTACTCTAACCTTAGCCAACTGTGTGGCATTAAACATATTTGATGCTGACACCGCGTCAGCGTTGGGTATCGTCACATCTACCACCACTAATGTCTACATGCTCTCTACCTTACTTCAAATTGAGGCTGGTGAGGGCGTGCAAGCGACAGTTACCTTTTCAGGTGCTGTGTTACCCACGTCCGTTACATGGGGTGACTTATTCATCACACAGTGGGATGGAACAGTGTTGACTTGAGCCGTCAAAT